ATTCGAGGAAGGCGATCAGGTCTGCGACAAGATCTCGCTGACCTACACCCAGGCACAGCTCGATGGCGGGACTCTCGCAGCCAACGAAGAGCTGTATTGGCTCGTGAACGCTGCGTCGTTCCGCGTGATCTCGGTCGAGGAGCGGTATTTGGGCTGGAGGGTTCACCTGCGGAGGATGCGGGAGAGGCCCTAATCCTCCGCAGGTGTTTGGCCTGCTGGCTGGGAAATCGAGGATCGGTTCCTCGGCTGGCGCGTGCATCTGCGGCTTCAACGGGGCCCGGCCAGCGTGCCGATCTCGTTGTAACCCATCGAGGAGGACCTGTGGCCACCGTCGTCACGACAGCGCGCCGCTTCCCCGGTGAAGTCAAGCGCCTACACGAGCGCATCCAGCGCGCCATCGTGATCGCGACGCACGAGGTAGCCCATCGAGGGCTAGCCGAGGCCGTGCAGATCACGAATGCAGAGCGCATCGTGGATACCGGCGCATACAAGCGCGCGTTCAGGGTCGATGACGCTGCGCAGCGACGCAGCACCGACGGCAAGCGCGATATGCGTTTCAGCAAGCAGCCGGCCATGCTGATCAACAACGCGCCACATGCAACCTACATCGAGCACGGACGACGCCCCGGCGCCCGCCCGCCTCCTCTCGAGCCGATTCGCCGCTGGGTAGAACGCAAGCTCGGGATTCCGCCCGAGGCATCGTTGCGCGTTGCCTTCGCCATTCGAGCGGCCATCGCCAAGCGCGGCATGCCCGCAAAGAAGGTGATGTTTCGCACCTATCAGAAGATGCAGACGTGGTGGCGTCCGACAGCCGAGCGAGTCCTCCGTAACACGCGCTGATCACCCTGCCCGGCTGATCACCCTGCCCGGGAAGGCCCATGCCCACCGAGATCACCGCGGCCCTTCTCGAGGTGCTCTGCGGTAGTCCGTCGCTCGACCCCTTCGACAGCGCGCTCGAGGCTATCGCGCTGCACTTCCGCCACCTTTCCGGGCTGGGTGGAGCTCTCGCCGCCTACCCCGAGCACAACGTCACGCTCGACCTCACAAACGGGCCGCTCGTCACCGCTACCTACGTTTCCCACCAGCGTGACGACGTGGCGCCCTCGCCAGTCGACAACGACCCGCGCAAGCGGCTTTGGCACATCGCCGACCTGCTGATCTCCGTGCAACTCGACCTGTGGGGCGACTACCGCTCGAGGCGCGCCGACTACGCGCGCATCGTCGAGGACGCGCTCCACAACCGGATGCCATGGCAGGAGGGCCTCTACCTCGTGTCGAGCGCCTACCATGGTCGTCAGCTGATGATCCTCGCTGACAACGGGCGCAACACCGACGAGCCCGCAGCCTCGGAGGTAGGCGAGTGGCGCCGGACGTGGATGCTGTCTGTGCAGACAGACATGGTGCGCGACATCCTCTTGCCCACCCAGGACCTGATCACGATCCGTCCGACCTCTGGCGCGGACATCGACGTGACCGACCCAGACACCGATCTCACATAGGGGGGCCTGATGGGCTCGCTCGTCAATCAGATCACGGCGCTCTCCGCGGCGTTCTACGGCGTGAATATCTTGGAGCTCTCTCCCCCGGGCGGGGTGAGAGGCTCGGGAACGAGCGTGGTGGCCATCGTCGGCAATCTCCCCTGGGGGCCTGTCGACACAATCACCGAGATCAGCTCGCCCGCTGAGCTGTACAGCACCTTCGCGCCGCTCGTCTTTGGGCGTCTCGATGTGACCTATCCCGCGCTTCGGGCCTTCATCAACAAGACGTTCCCCGCTACGATCCGCGTGGTGCGCATCTCGCCCACGTCGCAGGCGACAGCGACGCGCGTGTTCGACGACGCGAGCTCGGGAGACTCGGTCACCGTCACCGCACGCTCCCCGGGGCTGCTCGGGAACTCGATCTCCGTGGCATGGACGGCGAACGTGCTCGATGCGACTGCGCGTGATGCAACTGTGACGATTGGCACCACATACAGTGTCACCTACAAGGCTGTAGCCACCATCGTCTCTACCGTGCTCGTGGTGACTGATCCCGGCGATCCCTACGTGTCTTTCGCCAAGGCTTCCGGCGCAACTCTCGTTCCCGTCGCCATCGCTGCGACTGCGCTCGCCACGGGCGCCGACGGCACTGCGGTTGCGGGCGAGTACACCAGCGCGATCGACCTCTTCGCGGGAGCCAGCGCGATCTGGAACGTGGGCTTCGTCGCGGAGATCGAGAGCGGCCTGCTCGATACCGTCAACGCGTACCTGAAGACCTTCGAGGACGCAAACAAGCGCAACATGTGGATTCTGTCGACGGTGGCCTCACAAAGCGTCAGCACCGCCAAGACCTACGCGGCATCGTACCGCTCTGACCGGCTGATGTACTGCTGGCCCAAGGTCAAGACCGTCAACGCGTACGACCCAGATCGCGCCGAGATCACAGTCGACGGCAACAGCTTCGCGGCGGTCGCGCTCGCCAGCGTCGCACCCGAGCAGAGCCCCGGAGGCAACCCCGGCGCGCAGTTCCTCCGCGGCATCACCGCTATCGAGCAGGACGCCACCACGGCGCAGCTCAAAGAGCTTGGCGAGTTCGGTATCACGCCGTGGTTCATGTCGGACGCCCACGAGGGCGCCATCCTTCACGATGCGGTGACGACGAGCCTCACGGCGGGCCTCACGCAAGTCTTCCGCCGGCGGATGACCGATTATCTCGTGAAGTCCATCGGCGACTACCTGCAGCGCTTTGTGGGCGAGCTGCTCGATGTCGACCTCGTGAATCGGCGCCTCGGCGCGGTCACTACCCCCGAGGTGGGGCAGGTGCGGCAGTTCCTCTCGGATCTCGAGGTGAACAACCGCATCCGAGACTACAGCGTCGATCCCTTCGGCTCGAACACACAGAGCAACATCGACGCCGGGCAGTTCATCATCCTCGTCGCTGTCAAGCTGTACAGCGTGCAGCGTCAGATCGTACTTCTCGCGCAGATTGGCGAGACCGTCGACATCATCGAAGCCGTTTGATCGGAGGACCTATCCATGGCTGATCCCCTGCCGATCACCGGCAAAGACGTGTCTGTAGAGGTCGTTGTAAACGGCGTCCCGCTGAAGCTGACGAGCAAGGTCGTCAGCTACAACGAGGACGAAGTGGCTGATATGGTCGAGAGCGAACACCTCGGCACGGACAACGTCCAGGTCAAGAAGCTGCCGAAGGGCTGGCGTGGGGAGATGACTGTCTCCCGCAAAGACGGCAACCTCGACGACTTCGTGGACGCCTACAACCTCGCGTTGCGCAACAATGTGCCAGTGGTCATCATGATCACGCGTGTTCAGCGCTACAACGACGGCACGAGTCGCACGCACGTCTACCCAGAAGTGACGATTGCGGGCCTGTCGACCAACGCACAACGAGGGCAGAACGTGACCTCGCGCCTGCCTTGGCGCTGCGGAGTCGAGCGTATCTAGCGCTGCGGGGATGCACCTCGCGCGCTCACAGGAGCAGACATGGCCAATACCTACAGCATCCGCATGGACGAGGGGCTCTATGCGGAGATGGAAGAGCTGCCCGCAGAGCAGTTCGAAGCGCTCGCGAAGTCGACCGCTGGCAGCTCGTCGCAGGGATGGGACCTGACGCACCGCGGCGTAGCGCTGACGCTGCGCAAGTTCGGCAACGTCGAGTACAAGCCCGCTGATCTCGTGGGCGGCCTGCTCGCGAAGGCCGTGCCGAGCAGCCGGCACCTCATGAAGCTCCGCGCAGCGTGGGAGCAGATTCATCTGCCTTCGGCGGAGGATGTCGCGGATATAAAAGGGATGACGGTGAGGGTTGGCTGATCGCGCAGCAAGCGTACCTGCTGCGCTACCTGCCAGGCATGACACTCACCGAAGTGCGCGCGATGACTCGTCGCGAGCTGCTGCGATGGGTCGAGGCCGCGTCTGACATGGTAGCCGCCGAGAACGCGAGCGACGAGGAGGGCGGATGAGTCAGGTCATGGCGCCCACCGACTACGTGATCAAGACAAGCTTCGACGTGGGGGCCATTCCCGGGCTGGGTAGAGTCGAGCACGGCATCAGCCGCATCGACCGCCAGATCACGGGCCTCGGCAACACGCTCACGAACAAGCTCGTCGCCGGCTTCGCCGCTGTCGCGTCTGCATCGGGGCTCGTCTCGCTCGGCAAGCAGATCGTCGGCATCAACAGCGAGCTGCAGAACGCAGAGATGGGCATCGCCACGCTCTTCTCCGCGCTCGGGAAGATGCAGTTTGGCGACGCGCTCGGTGCTGCGCGCGGACAGCTCAAGGGCCTGCGTGCGGACGCCGCTGCGGGCGTCGGAGAGCTGTCCGACTACCTGCGGGGCTTCCAGGTCATCCTCGGCCCAGCGTCGCAGGCGGGGGCCTCTCTGGGCGACGTGCGACAGCTGACGCGCCTGTCGATCGCTGCCGGTGGTGCCATGCAGGGCCAGACTGGCATGCGCCTCGCGCCGCTCGATATCGTGCAAGCACTGCGTGGCGGGATCGACGAGAAGATCACGCCGTTCGCGATGCTCGCCGCGCAGTCGATCGGCGTCGGCAAGGGCGAGTTCAAGGCGATGGACACTGGAAAGCGTGTCGAAACCCTCATCAAGGGCTTTCAGTCCTTCGAAGGCGCAGCCAACGCCTTCGGACAGACGTGGGACGCGCAGATCTCGACGTTCAAGGACAACCTGAAGGACGTGGCGCGCACGGTGACTGCGCCGCTGTTCGAGACGTGGGTAGACGCGCTGAAGAGCGCGAACACGTGGTTACAGCAGAACAAGGTGCTCGTCGACAGCATCGCAGGGCAAGTCTCGAAAGGGGCCCTTTCCGGGCAGGGTGGACTGCTGCAGAACGCAGGCGGCATCGGGGCTGCGGGTGCTGCTGGTGTCGCCGGTGCGGTCGGAGTGCGTGGTGCAGTAGGGATCGCCGGCCTTGCGGGCGCTGGCGGGTGGGGCACGGTGATCGCGGGCCTTGTCGGCGCAGCGTTCGCGCCGATCACGTTCGCGATCTCGAGCGCGGTGCAGCGCTGGCCGTTCCTCGGCAAGATGCTGATGCGCGATCTCGGGGAACTCGGCATGGCGTTCGCCGGCTTTGGCGCTGCTGTGCTGCGACTGGGCAACAACCCAGTCGTGCAGGGCTTCGGCGTGCTGTTCGCGACTCTGATCGACAACACGATTCAGAACCTCACGAAGTTCGTCAACACGATGACGTGGGTAGTTGACCAGCTGAACCTTCTGCACGGGGACACAATCCTCGGCCTGGCTGGGTCTGCAGCCGAGGCGGCGGGCTATGGGTCGACGGCAGGTAGACTGGCTCGCGAGCGAAGCTCCTTCGGGCAGGGTGGCCAGTTCGATCCCCGCATGAGTCGAGCCGACTTCGACAGCTACGTGTTCCCGAACAAGGGCCTCGTGCTTCCGCAGGCTCCGAGCAGCTACTTCGGCTCGATTGCGAAGAGCAAGCCGGAACTAAGCGGCCCTCCCGTCGTGAACATCGGCAAGGTCGAGATCAAGATCGAAGCCGAACGCCTCGACGACCCGAACACCGTGGCGGTGACGATGGAAGAGGTGATGCGCAGGCTTCGCGCCAATCCAACCTCCGGACGCGGTCGCGGGCTGACGCTCAAGGCGAGGTGATCGGTGGCATTGACGCTCCCTACGATCCCCACCGACGGCTCGCCTGTAACGATCTCCGAGCTGTCGATCCCCTTCCGGACGATGTTGTTCGCCGGCAAAGACACGCCGGAACAGCCCGTCGTCGTGGCAGCCGAGCAGCGCGCACAGCAGACGCACTACCCAGGCACGCACAAGGCCAGCGTGCAGTTCATGGGCAGCAAGCGCGACGATATCGTGCTACGCGGCTGGTTCCAGGATCCCATCAGCGTGATCGACGGCGGGCCTGCTGCTCGAGAGGCTCTGCTCCGCTCGATGATGCAGGGCGGGCGCCTCTGCCAGCTCATCTGGGGCACGAGGATCATATGCCAGGGGCGCGTGTTTCGGGTGCACTTCGAGCATCACCTCTCGTTCCGCACGCGCTACGAGATCACCTTCGCTGTCGACCAGGGCAACGAGTTCGACGAGCTTGCGCCGCCACTGATCGGCGTGGCAGTCGCTGCCGAAGTCGCCGCGGCGCTCCGTGACGCGGTGGATGCCGCAAACCTCGCCGTCAACACCGTTCGCACGGCCAAGGTCCTCACGGGCGTTGTTCGCTGATCACCCTGCCCGGAGGAAGCCATGCCTGTAACCTCTGTGCTCGACGTGATCGCGGATGTCGAGGACATCGCCTCTCGGATGACCGAGCTCACCTCGATCGTCGAGGACCCAGACGTGACCGAGGAGGATGCCCTCTCTCTTCGGGCGGGGTTAGAGGGGGTCCGGGGCGACGCACGCGCGCTGCTTCGGGAGCTCGATGCGACGCCCGAGGAGGACCTGCTCATTGTCGAGGATGGCGCGGTGCTGCTCGCGCTGTGGCAGTGGCGACATGAGACGAGACACGCACTCGTCGACGTGATCGGCCAGACGCGCGACGTTCAGGACCTCGCGCAGGAGTTCGTCGGGGGCCAGCGCCGCAAGGTGGTGGTCAGCCGACAGGGAGACACGCTGCAGCGCATCGCCGCACGCGAGCTCGGCGACTGGCGAGAGTGGCCGCGACTGCTGACGGCCAACCCGAGCGTGGGCGTGGGCGCACTGCCGAGCGGCACGTCGCTCATCATCCCCGAGAAGCGTTGAGGAGGGACGGTGGCACTGATCCCCGACCCGACGAGGCCGCGCATCTACTACCCGCGCTGCGTGGTCGTGCTCTCGGTGATCTTCGACGATCAGATAGGCGGGCCCGGCACTTACGCAACGTTCAGCACGATCCCTCGCAGCGTCGAAGTCATGCGCAACAGCGCGCGCAAGGCTGACGAGTGCCGCATTGAGCTGGACTACCGCGACTTCCCGATCGATCCGCGCATCGTCCAGGACATGATCGTGTCGGTGCACATCGACGACGTGCCCAGCGACGACTTCCCGATGGTGCCGTTCCGCTCAAACCTCCGCTTCGTGGGCCGGGTGGACGAGCCATCCACGACGCTCGGATCGACGAGTCAGACGGTCGATCTGACCGCGCGAGACTACACCGGGATCTGGCTTGACTATCGCTGGCCACAAGCGACGGGAATACCTCCCGCCAAACCGATTCCCACGCTTCCGACTCCGCCCGGCACGACGCTTGCGGCGCTCGTCGAGGTGATGCGACTGCAGGTGACGCCGCTGCTGCTGCCTGTCGTGTTCACCGATCCTGCGGCTGCGGCTGCAGACGTTCACCTGCGCACAGGGCGCCTCGTCTACACGACCGATGAGGACGACAACGCCTGGGACGTACTCTCTGGGATCTGTGAGCTGTTCGGCCTGGTGCCTGTGTTCGAGCTCGACGTGCTCGTCATTCGCACGCCGACCGAGCCGAGCACCCGCAGCGCGCTGCTCATCTACGGGCAGAACGTCGAGACGCTGAAGTTCTCGAGGTCGCTGAAGCAGGTGAAGCGCAAGCAGATCCTGCTTCGCTGCTGGAATCCGCTACTTGGTGTCGCGATCGAGGCCACGTACCCGCTGCCAGGTAGCCCGGATTACAACGTGGTGACGCGGCTGTCCGAGGCAAAGACGCCCACCATCAACATCGAGCGCATACAGTACAACGTCGAGGGGCCTTACACCCTGCCCGATTTGCTACTGCTCGCGCAGCGCGTCTACACCGAGCACAGCCAGAGTGCCATCGCAGGCGAACTCGAGACGCGCGAGATGACCGACCTGCTCTTCGGTGACTCGCTGCTCGGACTCGCGAACGGCGATGTGCTGATCTGCAAGCTCGGCACCGAGGACCTCTCCTCGATAGCGTCGATGTCTGCTGCCGAGGCTGTCTACTTCCTCGCCGATCCCACGAAGCCAGGCGCGATGGACCCCGTCGCTGCGCTCGCGCTCGTCGACGCGTGGAGCAAGGCGCAGCAGCTGGCGATCACGTTCTACATCCTCGAGACCACGCACAAGTGGAGTATCGAGGATGGGTATCGACTGACGATCAAGTTCCGCGACTTCGTGCTGGGGGTCTGATGAGCGAGCTCGCCGCCCTCCTCCGCGAGCGTTGCTGGTGCGAGCTCGGCGTGGTGCAGTCTCCCCCGATTGCCCCGGTACTCGTCCCGACCGCTGCACGCATGGTGCTCGTGAGCCTCGTGCAGTCGGATCGTGTCATCGACTGCCGAGTGGCCAACCTCGGGCAGGGTGCAGGCCGCGGAGTCTTCGCGCCCCTGCTCCCCGGTGACGAGGTACTCGTGCTGTTCCCGGGCGGCGACCCGATGCGCGCGGTGTGCTTTGGTGGGCTCGGCTCCGCAGTCAGCCCCAACCCGCTCGGCAACCTCGGACTGCAGCTCCTGCTACAGCATCCGGGCGGGGTGCAGCTCGTGACGACCGACGGCCAGCCGGGGCACGGGATTGTGCACGGGCAGTTCCTCGTCGACATGGCGGGGTTCCTCAC